GGCGCGGCACACCCTCACCATCCCCGAGCTCGACACCTACGACTACCGAGTCCCCGTTCGATCCGCCGATCCTGCGGGTGATCTCGTACGGCGGTGCGAGGCACGTCTTCTGGAGCTGGGCCTCTTCAAGAGTGCCTACCGCGAGCGCCTGGCACACGAGCTGGACATCCTGGCCTTCGCCCACATGGAGGGCTACCTCCTGCTCGTGGCGGAGGTCACCGACTACTGCCGTGAGCATGCGATCTTCTTCCAGGCACGTGGCTCGGCATCCGGCTCGCTCATCTGCTGGCTGCTGGGGATCACGAGCGTCGACCCGCTGAAGTGGGGGCTGCTCATGGAGCGGTTCCTGAGCAAGGACCGCACCAAGCCCCCGGACGTGGACCTCGACATCGAGTCCGACCGTCGCCAGGAGCTGATGGACTACCTGTCCATGCAGTACTCGGTGGCCCAGATCGGCACGTGGTCCGAGCTGTCCATGTCCGGTGACGAGGACGGCAAGGGCTCCCTGCGGGTCAAGATGATGAGCACCCGGCGCAAGCAGGGCAAGACCACCGAGTGGAACGACATCCCCGACGACGAGCGCAAGGCCCTGTACCGCCTGTCGGACATGGCTCCCTACGCCGGGTACGGGGTGCACGCCGCGGGCCTGCTCATGACCTCCTCGCGGCAGGAGATGGACTCCCTGGTGCCGATGATGTGGGTCGCCTCCTCCAAGAAGCTCGTGTCGCAGTACGACATGAAGGACGTGGAGAAGCTGGGCCTGGTCAAGCTCGACGTGCTGGGCCTGAAGACCATGAGCGTGCTGCACCAGACCCTGGACAACATGGGCCGCGACCCCAAGGAGGGGCTGGACTTCATCCCGCTCAACGACCGCGAGACGTACAAGATGATCGCCAAGGGGGACACCGCAGGGGTGTTCCAGCTGGAGGGCGGCACGGCGTCGCGGGGGATGCGCGAGCTGAAGCCGTCGAAGATCACCGACATCATCGCGGCCATGGCGCTGTACCGCCCGGCCACCATGACGTCGGGGGCCACCGAGGCGTACATCCGGCGTAAGCACAAGCAGGAGCGGGTCCCCGAGCGCCACGAGCTGATCATGCGCCACACCAAGGACACGCACGGCATCCTGCTCTACCAGGAGCAGGTCATCGCCTTCCTGCGCGACCTCGGGCTGGACCCGGACGAGCTGACCAAGTTCCTCAAGGCGGTCAAGGCGTCCAACGGGGACATCGGGAACGCCTCGGGCGTGATCGAAGGTATGCTCGATGACATCAAGGTGCGCTGCTACGACCAGGGGATGACCGATGTCGACGTTCGCTGGCTGGAGGAAGCACTGGAGGCGTACGCGGGGTACGGGTTCAACTCCGCCCACGCCACCGTCTACGGACTCACCGCCTACCGCTGCGCCTACCTCGCGGTCAACTACCCCGTCGAGTTCCATGCCGCACTCCTGTCTGTGGCATCTGGGTCTGACAAGGAGCCCGGGTACGTCAGTGCAACACGCCGTCGCGGTGTGCGCATCCTGCGGCCGGATATCAACACTTCCGGTGTGGGCTACCGAGTGGATGCGAAGCGCCGTGGAGTCCGTCGAGGACTACTGGCGATCAAGGGCGTCGGAGCCAAGGCCGCAGCCGCAATCGTGCCCCAGCAGCCCTTCCGCGACCTGGAAGATCTCGTGGCCCGCGTCGATCCGCGAGCGGTCACCGGGCTCAAGCCCCTGGCCGGAACTCTGAAGACGCACGAGGTCATGAAGACCTACATGGACGAGGACCTGGGCGAGTTCCTGGACAAGATCGAGCTCACCGGGACCGTGAAGAAGCTCTACGAGGGGCACGCACTGGACGTGCTCGTGAAGGAGGAAGACTGATGGCTGTACTGATCGTCTGCGACGTCTGCGACGCGACGTTCCGCGAGGAGGACTGGAGCGGGCTGGGGATGTCCATCCCGCCCCACATGCTCGATCTCGGTGAGGACCGGGACGAGGAGACCTACACCATCTGCTCCTGGGAGTGCGTGTACCGGCTGGCGAAGAACGCCGTGGGTGAGCTCTCTGACGAGCCCGTGTCCTACGTGCCCGCCGACGACGTGGTGGAGGCCGTCAAGCGGTTCGACGAGACCCCCGCAGGGGAGCCCGGCATCGTGTTCGGCAACAACGCGCCGGAGGACCGCATCCAGCCCAACGACGAGATCCCGCTCGGCGGCATCACCCGCGACCGTCGCCAGGTCACCCTGAGGAGGAAGTGATGAACATCCGGCTGCCCAAGGCCCGCAACACCGACCCCGAGACCTCCCACGAGGCCGCGGCGTCCATCAGCGAGGACAAGCTGCGCGCCAGCCAGCTCGCCGTGCTCCAGCTGTTCAAGAACGACCGCAGCGGGTTCACCGACTACGAGCTGGTCCGCATCTACTTCGACACCGCGCGCCAGTGGCCGAGCTCCTTCCCGCACCAGTCCGAGTCGGGCATCCGCACCCGGCGCAAGGAGCTGGTGGACATGGGCAAGATCGTGGACTCCGGTGAGCGCGCCAAGCTCCCCTCGGGTCGCAAGGCCGTCATCTGGACGCTCGCGTGAGTGCCTACCAGGCGGTGGCGGAGCGCTCCGGTGGGCGCTGCGAAGCCATGGTCTGGCTGGGCAGGACGTGGACGAGGTGCGGGCGTGGTCCGCTGCACATCCATCACATGCTGCGGCGCTCCCACGGGGGTGAGCTGCTGGACGCGGTGGGGGAGACCTACCACCTCATCGGTCTGTGCGCCGCCCACCACGGGATGGCCCACAACGGCAGCCTCGACGACAGCGGACTGTTCATCGAGGGCAACGTCTACCCCGGTCCGGTGTACGTGGGTAGCGACGAGTACCTTCTGGAGCACTACGGGAAGGAGGTTCGGGTGTGAAGCTGGGCCAAGCGCTCAAGGTCGCCTCGGGCGACTGGTACGTCATCCCTCGGTACAACGAGTGGGTGTCCAAGCACCGTGACGTCGCCAAGGAGCGGGACGTCCTGGTGCAGATCATGACCCGACCCAAGCGCGTGCGGACGGGGACGTTCTCCGCCTCGGGCGCAGGGCAGTGTCTTCGTCGTCGCCAGCTGGCCTACCTGGGCTACCCCCAGATCCGGCCGGACACGCGCACGATGAACATCTTCGCCAACGGTGACTACACGCACCTGCGGCACCAGGTCGCTGGCCTGATGGAGGGGTACCTCACTGGAGCGGAAGTCTCAGTGTCGAACGAGGAGTACGGCCTCACTGGCACTATGGACGGCGAGCTCGACGATGGCGGCATCTTCGAGGCGAAGTCCATCAACGACCGTGGGTTCACCGAGGTGAACATGTACGGCGTCAAGACGGAGCACAGGGAGCAGGTCCACTCCTACTTCATCGCCAGTGGCAAGAGCCACGCTCGCGTGCTGTACGAGAACAAGAACACCCAGGAGCTCAAGGAGTTCCTGGTGGAGCGCGACGAGCGCGTGATCACCAAGGTCGCGGGGGACCTGGAGTTCCTCCGTGATGCCACTGAGGCCAAGACGCTGCTCCCCATGCAGGGAGAGTGCGTCGAAGGGAAGGGAGCGTACCGCTCATGTCCGTTCCGCGACGTCTGCCCGCTCGCGAAGTTCGCATCCCCAAGGCGGTCCATCCGCGTCACGCCCAGCTCTCCCAGCGCCTGATCGCTGTCGAGCTGCCGGACAACACCCATGGTCTGCCATCTCCCGAGGACATCTACGAGGAGTTCTTCGGGTACACGCAGGTCCTTCTGGGCCACGAGCCCTCGCCTATCGAGAGTCCGTACCTGGCTCTCCAGGAGGTCGCCACGGCCTACCTGGCTCGGGCGTACGAACTGACCATGCGCATCCAGCACGCCGAGACCTCCGGTGAGGTCCGGCGCAACAGCGCGTACTACAACATCCGCACCAAGCTGCTGCGGGACTTCATCGACATGACCAAGCGCCTGGCCGACCTGGGCAGCCGCCGTCTGACGCAGGAGGACCTCATCACCCGGCAGCGTCGAGACATGGGGGAACCTCTGTGAAGCGACAGACCGTCAAGGCCATCCGGCTGGCCATCGTGGACGTGCTGCGGGACCACCAGTTCCACTGCCTCGACTGTCTGTATGAGGAGACGCCCTGCGAGTGCCCCGAGGACGCCTACGAGTTCTACCGGTCCAAGCTCCAAGCAAAGGGTGCGGATGTCCTGAAGGTTCACGCCGAGCACGTGGCGTGGGCCGTGGCGAAGGTGCTGGCGAAGGAGGAAGAGGCGTGACGGTAGGGATCGACTGCGGGGGACAGAAGGTGGCCGTGGTCGACATCGACAACGGTCACTTCCTCGTCTACGAGGTGCTGGGGCGGCAGGAGCGGCACACGGTGGCGCGCCGCATCCGCGCCTACCTGGAGTCTGTGGAGCACCTGCTCGACGGCTCGATCTGGGTCGAGGCACCGGTTCTGGCAGGAGTTCGCAACATCCAGTCCACGATCAAGGTAGCGCAGACCACAGGAATCGTTCACGCGGTTCTCGCACAAACGCACGAAGTGGCCGTATCATCCTGGAAGAAGCGCACTGTAGGTCAAGGGAACGCCTCGAAACCACAAGTGCGTGACTGGCTAGATGAACACCATCCAGACATCGCGCGCATGTGCAGAGGGAACCAGGATCTCTATGACGCAGCCTGCATCGCTCTCTACGGTCGAGTCGTCGAGCAAGAGCTGGAAGCATCCGGACTCGGTGCTCTACGTGCAGGAGCCGGTTCCGACTGAGGAGCCCCTTCGATACCAGAACATGGCCTCGCTCTACCCCGACTGGCACACTGAAGCCAGGTGTCTGGGGGAGAGCGAGGCCATCTTCTTCGGGGCCAGCGACCCCGAGGTCCGGCCCACCTACACCCTGGGCATGATCAAGCAGGCCAGGGAGCTGTGCTCGGTCTGCCCCGTCGCTCGTGAGTGCCTGAAGTCGGCACTGATGAACCGCGAGCAGTACGGGGTCTGGGCAGGGTCCACAACCAAGCAACGACACGAGATGCTCGCCCGACTGGAGGCGGGCGTCTCGTCTGTAGAGCAGGAAGTAGAGCACCACCTGGTCAGGCTCACCTCCAACATCTCCATCGTCGCTACCGTCACGGAGGTCATCAATGAGCAGTGAGGTCGTGGGGTACGACCCCGACCAGGTGGCACAGACCATCTACCACCTGCGCAAGATCGGGAACTCCTTCCCCGAGATCGTCAAGGCTCTGAGCTACGACGACATCGAGCTCACCATGAGCCAGGTCGTCTCGCTGTTCCGTGGCTTCCAGAAGTCCCTGGCCGAGGCGTACGGCCCCGAGGACCGCGCACAGCTGCTCGGTCTGGAGCTGGAGCGCCTGGACGACATGCAGGGCGCGTGGTGGGCCGCCGCGCAGCACGACGACAAGGCCGCGGGCGTGGTGCTCAAGATCATGGCCATGCGCCACAAGCTGCTCGGGCTGGACATGCCCGACGGCACCGACAAGAACGTCCAGCAGACCGTCCTGGTGATCGGCAACAACACCCAGGAGTGGATCGAGGCGCTGGAGCACGGCCAGAAGAACCCTGGCCGCCTCAGCCTGCCTGGCACGGACCTGGATGATGGAGGCGTACCAGAGGAGGTAAACCGGTGACCGACGCAGCGTACGCCGACCTCAGCATCGATCAGGGTGCTGACTTCACCATGCAGATCATCTGGACGGACCCGACCGGTGAGCCGTACGAGGTGATCCACCCCATCCGCATGCAGGCGCGCGCCGCGACGGGTCAGGTGCTCCTCGACCTCACGAGCTACGCCGACGGTGCGGAGATCCCCGAGGGCATCGCCCCCACGATCACCTACAACTCGGACAGCGGGGTCATCCAGCTCCAGGTCCCCAACTCGCTCACCGCTGGCATCCCCCAGGGTGAGCTGTACTACGACCTGTTCGTCACCTACCGGGCACCGATCTACGACCTGACGACCGGGGTGGAGTCCAGCACCGAGCGCCGCTCGAAGATCCTCACCGGCAAGATCACCGTGGAAGGACGCGTGACGAAGGATGTCTAGCAACATCATCCGACTGCGCTCGGGAGACACCGTTCAGGTGCGCACCGGGGCTGTCGCTGGCATCGGGCCGCAGGGTCCTGCTGGGCCTACTGGCAGCACCGGCCCCGAGGGTCCTCCCGGGCCGCAGGGACCCATGGGCGAGACCGGCCACGTGGACGAGTCCGCCACGCACTGCACCAACACGGCGCAGTCCATCCCGGCGACCACCAACACCCTCGTGCAGTTCGGCACCGTCATCATCGACGAGCTGAGCGCACAGGCGTCCACCACCAACTTCAAGCCTGGGGTGGGCAACTTCCTGGTGAGCGCCGGGGTGATCTTCGCCAAGGGCTCGGGCACGCTGTCCGGTGGTCGCGTCATCCGCATCCGTGTCGACGGCGCGGTGGTGTGGGAGACCGCAGCCGCGGCGATCAGCTCGTCGGGGTTCACCTCCTCGGGCCTGACCATCAGCGGCGGGGTGTCGATCACCAACCCCAACTCGATCATCGACATCCAGGTGTGGCACTCGGACTCGGCGTCGCTGGCGCTGAGCCCTGCACGCATCTGGCTCACGCGGGTGGGGCCTGGTCCCGAGGGTCCGGTGGGTCCGCAGGGGCCGATGGGTCCTGTGGGTGCCACGGGTGCCACGGGTGCGCAGGGTCCTGCGGGCACCGTCGGCAACAACACCACGACCTTCGCGCAGCTGGCGGCAGGGACTGGCTGATGCCCATCTCGACTCAGGCGTCCCAGCTGCGGCTCAAGCAGCGGCTCGCGGACACGGGCTGGATCTCCCCCGAACTCAAGGTGGAGCAGTCCAGCGCGACGGTGGAGGGGGAGTGGATCGACGCCACTCCCTACTTCACGCGTGTCGGCAGCGCACTCACGGTGACGGGGAACATCGTGGACTGCAACGCCGTGTTCCGTCGCACTGCTGGGACGCCTGGGGCGGGCAACATCTACCGTCTGTCCTTCCCCAACCGCGAGGACTCGCTCCAGACGCCGCAGCTCGTGGGGCAGCTCAGCCTGCGGGTGGCAGACCCGGAGAACGTCGGGGACTTCCTCTGGGCCATCTACGACCTGGTGGGCACCCCGGACGGGCTGCTCCAGGTGCCAGGGCAGTACGACCTGGCCTGGCCCGTCCCCAGCGCGCAGGACATCCTTCAGTTCACCGGCTCGTGGTTCATCGAGGAGTAACCCATGTCCATCCAGTTCTCGCCCATCCAGGGGTTCCGCTACCCCGACATGAACGAGTACCTCAAGGACGTCCCGCAGTTCATCCAGAACCTCGCGGTGGACGTCGAGAAGCGCGTGGTGCAGATCTTCACCGATGCGTCGGACCGAGGTGCCAAGCTGCCCAACCCCGTGAGCGGCAACCTCACGTGGCTCCAGGACCAGAAGGCTCTGGACGTGTACGACGGCACCTCCTACCAGCGTGTGTACCCGTTCAGCCCGCGGATCACCTCTGGTACCTCTGCGCCCTCGGGCACGGGGGCCGTGGGTGACATCTACGTGCAGTTCTAACCGACAGGAGTAGCAGCCCATGGGCGCTATCTGGGTGCACGACGGCACCGAGTGGAAGCAGGGTGTGCCGAGCGTGGCTCGCGAGACGGGCTACGTTCCGGGCGCAGCCGTCTATCGGCGTCCCACCACGAGCACCTGGTCGCTGATCTGGCAGCGGGACACCGCGCCCCCGCCTGCCCCGATCCTCAGCGCCACCATGGTCAACGGCACCCGGAACAAGTTCAGCATCACCCTGACCACCCCGGTGACCTCGAAGAAGTTCGTGCGTGCCGTGGTCAAGGTGGGCATCAACAAGTGGTCGAGCGGCCCCACGTCCAACGACGGCACGTACTACGCCGAGTCCAACGCGGGCGAGCCGTGGAGCGACTTCCTCACCGCCTCGCTGGTGGACGACAACGCCATCAGCTCCGGGGAGACACAGACCAAGGTCTTCCCCGCGCCGTACCAGACGAACGTGAACCTGCCCCTGAACACGCCGATCAACATCAGTGCGTGGGTGCAGGACACCAACCTCAACTGGTCCGAGGCAGCCACCCTGTCCGTGCGCACGCTCAAGGCCACCGATCCACCCATGGGCATGCAGCTGTTCACCACGGCCGTGCACCCGTCGTCGTTCGACACCTGGTCGGTGGCCAAGAGCTACTACATCCTGCGCGACGAGGCGAGGAAGGCGTCGCTGGTCAACGCGGCCAAGAAGGGCTGGGTGGGCCAGTACGGTCCCAACCTGTACGGCTGGCAGGGCGGCACCGAGCGCTACATGCAGTACATGTGCTACGGCGACCGGCTGCGCATGGTGGTCAACCAGGCGCAGGGCATCGCTGGCATGCGCTTCGCGTTCGTGCGTCGCAGCTACTCCGGGCCGAGCAACATCGACCCGTACCAGAACTCGGGTCCGGCCAACTCGGTGACGCTGCGCGTGTACGGCCTGGACCAGCGCGATGTGCCCAGCGCGGGGTCCACCAACCACCTCACCGGTGGGGTGAACAACTACGCCGACGTGCCGGTCAACATCACCTACGGGGAGACGGTCTACGTCAACCTGCCAGAGAAGATCTGGAGCCAGTTCATCGACGGGCGAGGCAACGCCAGAAGCCTGGCGTTCTACTCGGGCACGGCCAAGACCCCGAGCAGCACCGACCCGTACAACCCCTCGTTCACCCTCGTGGGACTGTGGGGCGGCACGCTGCGCAAGGGATCGCGTGGGGGCATCGTGCTGGTGGACTGGTACGGGTACTCCAACCCCTGGCCCGAAGCAACGTACGGACACCCGCAGTTCCGCCCTGTCGGATGGACAGGTCCGGTTCCCTTCTAGGAGGTCGCAGTGCCAGCAGGCAGCACCAAGACGTTCGGACCGCTGGCACTGACCAGGCCACCGCGCAACAACGACGAGCTCCACAGCCTCGTGTACCGGCTGTGGGGCGTGTCCATCCCGCGCTACAGCGTGTGCGACGACCACGACGCACCGTTCGACTGGTTCAGTGACGCGTTCTTCCGCAGGACCCCCTCGGCCATCTCGAAGGGGTCTCGTGGTCTGTCCGGCAAGAGCTACGCCATGTCCGCGCTCGGGCTCACCACCGCCGTGGTGCTGGGCGGGGACGTGAACCTGCTGGGTGGTTCGTTCGAGCAGTCGGTCAACATCCACAAGCACATGCGCGCTGCGTGGGACTGGCCGGGCTCGCCCAAGTTCATGCTGCGCCACGACGGTGCGGCCGAGGTGAAGCTGACCAACGGCTCGACCATCCGCCCGCTCACCGCGTCCCAGAAGACGGTGCGTGGCCCGCACCCTGCCACGCTGCTGCTGGACGAGCTGGACGAGATGGACTACGAGATCTACGAGTCCGCCCTGGGCCAGCCGATGGACCAGGTGAACCACGTGGGGGTCACCATCCACCCGGTGATCGCAGGCACCTCCACGCTCCAGTACGGCGACGGCACGTTCGTGAAGATCCTCAAGAACCTGGAGGAGCAGGGGATCGAGCCGTACGAGTGGTGCTACAAGGAGAGTGCCAACCCCTACGACGGGTGGCTGAGCCAGGAGCAGATCGAGCACAAGAAGCGCACGGTCTCTGCTGAGCGCTGGCGGGTGGAGTACGAGCTGGGTGAGCCCGGTATCGGCAACCGCGCCATCGACTCCGCGGCCGTGGAACGCATGTTCGCCACCAAGGCGGACCAGACCAAGCGTCTGGCGCACAAGAAGGACTACGAGGAGTGGTGCTTCGAGGAGCACCAGAACGTCGAGGACTACGTGATCGCGGCGGACTGGGCGCGCAGCCAGGACTACACCGTGATCACCGTGTGGCGGGTGACCGACCTGCCCATGCAGCTGGTGTACTACGTGCGGATGAACCACCTGCCCTGGCCGGTGATGATCAAGAAGTTCAACGACCTCCAGAAGCGCTACCGGGCCGAGGGCATCCACGACGCCACGGGTCTGGGTGACGTGGTGGCCTCCCTCATCGAGGACACCAACACCTGGGACTTCAAGATGACCGGTGCCCAGCGCGACGACATGCTCAGCGAGTACGTGGCCGCGGTGGAGCGGGGCAAGCTCTCCAGCCCCCGCATCGAGAGCTTCTACAAGGCCAACCTGTACTGCTCGGTGGAGGACATGTTCTCCCGCGCCAAGGAGTTCCACCTGCCCGACGAGGTGTGCTCGGCTGCACTGGCCTGGCGGGTGGTGAGTGATCGCTTCCCGGGCACGCTGCCGGTCGGGCTGCCCAAGACCGACACCAACTGGATGGCCACGGCGGTGGAGGAGAACAAGCAGAAGCTCGCGCCCAAGAGCACGTGGAACCCCGACGGTGTGGTGCGCGTGACCAGTGCTGCCCCTGAGTCGGCGTGGGACATGCTCTGAGGTATCGTGTACATACACGACGGGAGAGACGGATGAGCAAGGACGAGAGCGCGCGCTACCAGGAGCACCTCAAGGCTGTGTTCGAGAACTCCTCGGCGGAGGAGATCGCGCGGCTGAACCTGGATGCAGCACTGAAGGACGCCATCGAGTACGGGGTGACCTTCACCGACCTGGGACGCGTGCTGGGGATCAGCGAGGCAGGCATCCGTCAGAAGGCGAACAGGAGAGGCTGGCATGAAGCGGGTACGCGTAGGAGTCGATGAGCAGCGGCCAGAGATCGTGATCCTCATGATCGGTGAGGACGACGCTCTGACCAAGCTCTACCTGACCGGCCAGGAGGCCATGAGCCTGGGCGAGTCTCTGCTCAACGAAGGCGTCCAGGCGAAAATGTTCGCAATGGGCTACAACCAGGGCGGAACTCGACAGTAACGGGAGAGATCCCCACTACTACGTGGAGCACAGATGACGTACGAGGAGTTCCAAGAGCTGCCTCAGGGCGAGGTGGTGTTCGACGCGAGCACGCACACGGTGTGGCACAAGGCGTTCACCGCACGTGAGGGGCGCAAGCTCACATGGGAGGCACCGGGACGCACGGGGTACTTCCACGACGTCGCCGTGTACAAGCCGGGGCTGACCCGAGTGGGGAACACTCATGGCTGAGGGCTACTTCGACACCCAGGCACTGCTCGGGGTCGTCATCCGTGACCCCACGATCCTGGGCGCGGACATCACGGGCAAGACCCTGAGCATCAACGAGAACTACGACTGGCCCGCCAGCGGTAAGCCCTTCCTGCCTGGGTACTACTTCGGCCTCACCCGTGGTGGTGGGTTCTCGGTGTACTACGCCAACGACGCGGTGTCCGGTGGTCTGGTGATGAGCATGCAGCCCGGCCACCCTGATGCCGATGAGCCGTGGTTCTTCGACCGGCTGACGATCAACGGTGGCTTCCGCGGGGACTTCATCGAGGACAGCGCCCACATCAGCGGCAAGGTGGTGGCGCGCGAGACCACGGTGTGGACCGAGCATGAGATCGGTGGCCAGACGCTGTGGACGGGCTGGGGCACACAGATGGCGGGGCAGGTCATCGTCACCGACCAGAAGGTGCTCTACCCCTACGAGAAGGACGGCAGCGGGTTCTACGAGATGGTGGACGAGCCCGCAGCCCTGGGGGTGAGCAGCCGCGCCTACTTCGACTTCAACCCCCAGAACGTCACCAAGCTCTCGGCCATGGTGATGCACTCCTCCAACCAGGGGGACATGGAGTTCGACTCCAAGGACACGATCCTGGAGATCGACAAGGCGGGAGCATCCGTCACCCCCAAGATCGGTCCGGGGGCAAGCCCCTCCTCGATCAAGGTGATCTCCGGCCAGGAGAGCGGGATGGCAGACCGCGCCAGCATCGAGCTGAGCGCAGGATCGTCCCTGGGCGAGATCGACGTGTACGGCATCACCACGGTGCACAACGCGCTGATCATCCCCGAGCCCATCCAGGACGACCACGCAGCCACCAAGGCGTACGTGGACGCCAACGCCGGGGGTGGAGGCGGGCTGAACATCGTCGAGCTCGGCAGCGGCGTGGACCTGAACACGCTCACGTCCCCTGGCCGGTACTGGCAGACCGAGAACTCCGAGGCACTCTCGGGGGCGAACTACCCCGCAGGATATGCAGGCTTCCTGGAGGTGGTGGCCAACGACGGGGAGACCGAACTCCTCCAGATCTACACCACGTACAACGCTCCCTCTGCGGCTGCTGGCGCGTCGTACATGCGCAACCGCTACCAGGGAGTCTGGAGCCCCTGGGTCATCATGTACTACGACTCGGGCTGGGTGGACCTCACGCTGGCCTCGGGGTGGATCCCCAGCGCGGCTGCGGGCCAAGCCCCCACGGTGCAGTGCCGACGGGTGAACAACGTGGTGCGCTTCCGAGGCAGGGCC